CAAGTTCAAAATTAAGTTTTGTTCCAAGTACTGGATTGCTAACAGCAACTGGGCTAAGTGCAGGTACTCTTACTATTACAGGTGCAGGTACTACAGCAATACCAAATGTAGATATTAACGGTGGTAATATTGACGGAACTACTATTGGTGCAGCATCAGCAGCAGCTGGCACATTTACAACAATGACAGCAACAAGTATTGTAGAAACTTCAAGTATTGCACTTAAAGAAAACGTAAATCCAATTACAGGAGCTCTTGCTGCAATTATGAGTCTAGAAGGAGTCATATACGATCGTAAAGACGGCAGTAGCAAGCGCGAAGCAGGACTAATCAAAGAAGAAGTTGAAAAAATTCTTCCTAATCTAGTTAAAGGCGAAGGCGTACACTACACTAAACTAACAGCATATTTAATAGAAGCTGTTAAAGAATTATCAGCAGAAGTTACTAAGTTAAAGAGTAAGAATAATTAATGGCAACTTTAAAAAACACCGTAGTTGACGATACAGGATCAATATACCTACCTAGAGGAACAACGGCACAACGCCCTGCTAATCCAGGAAACGGTGCTATGAGATATAATACTACTTTAGGCTATGTAGAATTTTACTTTTTAGGTTTTTGGATTAACGCTGAAAATAATAAAGGCGGCGTTCCAATGGAAGGGTTAGAACTACTAATAGATGTAGGCAATCCGGATAGTTGGAATGGCAGCACCCTTAGCGACATAAGTGGAAATAATATAGCAATTACTCTAAGCGGTGTTACTGAACAAACATCCGGTACTGGATCTAAATATCTAACAGGTGGTACTAGTTCGTACATTACTATTCCTTTAAACGTGTCATCTGTTACAAGTAATAATTATACTGTAATGACAACCTCAGGATTTAATGGAGGATCTCGAGGAAGAATTACAGCATCCGGGCCTGGCGGCAACAACTGGTTATTAGGTCATCACGGCGGATTAGATGTATGTTATTATGCAGAAGGATGGATAATCGATGATAACAGTGATGGCGGTGGCGGAGCAAACAATCAGTGGGCTACACACACAGGAACAGGACAAACTCAAGGTCTAGTTAATATCGATGATTGGCAATACTGGAAAAATGGCGGCCTACGATACGGGCAAAATTTCCAAGGTGGCTCTCAAGGCCCGACTAATTTGTCAATAAATAGATGGAGCAACGGTTCTCAACCTAGTGACTGGAAATGGCAATTCCTTGCTGTCTGGAACAGGGTGTTAAGCGAAGATGAAATTAGAGACTTAGCAGGCGCAATATCAAATAGAGGAGGCTTCTAAGATGGCAACACTCAAAAATGTTACTATTGACGATACAGGATTTTTAAGATTACCAGTCGGCACAAGCGCAACACGACCAGCTGAAACATCTGGTAATATTGCTAGTATGCGAGTAAATAGCGATAGTGGTAAATTAGAATCTTGGAATGGAGTAGCTTGGGAATTAAGCTCTTTGTTATTTCCTTTTAGGTCTATTATTACAAACGCATATATCCAAGGTGGTTATAAAAGTAGTGCTGCTTGGAATAATATTAATAAAACTAACGCAGCAACTGATACTACTGTTAACCTAGGTGACGGCTCAATTGAGGCTGCATTTAATTATCAATGGGGTGCTTGTTCTAAGGATTATGCTTATGTATTTGGTGCAGGTGGTGGACACGCAGTTAGTTCAAATTACACTATTGCGTATAATATGAGAACAGAAACTCAAGCAACTGATATTAGTAGAAGTCTAGCATTAAGTCGTCATAACTTTGGCGGAGTATTTCAAGAACATTATAGAACCTTTATGGCAGGTGGTGCAGATGGTCGTATTGAGGAATATAATATGACTACCAAACAGTTACAAGGCACCATTGGCGCTACTACTTATAGCGGAAGTCAGTGGGGTATGAGTACTGAAAACTACGGAATATTTTATACTGGAAACAACGGAAACGCACTGACATTTGCAACTAAAACAATATCAACTAGAGGCGGAACTGGCGTGTCTAATCACCATCAGCAAAAAGCAGTTAATTCAAAATATGGATTTGCTTGGGCAGGCAACGAAGGGTCGTATAGTGGCGGTAATAACTTACGTAAAACTAACTGGACTACAAATTCTACTTCTGGTACAGTATCTAAACCGGTTGGGAGCTGTGGTGAAGAAAATTACACTATGGGAAATGATCACCAGTATATGCTAGGACAATATAACGGACTACAAAATAATCTTAGTTGGAGATTTAATTACGCTACAGAATCAGGCTTCCAAGGTGGATCATCTATGGAACCAAAAGGCAAAGCAGGATCAAGTTCTGCTGTTTGTGCTTGGAGAGATTAAGGAATATATGCAATGGCAACATTAAAAAATACCACAATTAACGATACCGGATTCCTTAGATTACCAAAAGGAACAACAGCACAGCGCCCAGCTAATGCCGCAGGAAGAATACGTCATAATACAGAAACCGGCACAGTAGAATATTATTCTGAAAATGCATTAGCAGGCGGATGGACACAAATGACCATCCCTTTTCAGAATAGAACAATTATCACTAATGCTTATATGCAAGGTGGTTATAAAAGTGCAGCTGCCTGGAATAATATAAACAGAACACTAACTGCTACAGACACAACATACAATCTAGGTGATGGCGCAATTGAACGGTCATTCAACTATCAACCAGGCGCTTGTTCATTAGACGATGCTTACATTTTTGGAGCAGGCGGCGGACACGCAGTTAGTTCAAATTACGTTACTGCATTTAATATGAGAACTGAACAACAAACTACAGATATTGATAGAAGTTTAGCAATTAATAGACATAACTTTGGAGCAGTATTCCAAGAACATTACCTTGCTTGGTGTGGCGGCGGAAGTTCTACTCTGTTTGAAGAATATAATTTGTCCACTAAAACATACATTGGACAAACTGGTCAAAATTCATTGAGCGGATCATCTTGGGGAATGAGTGGCGAGAATATAGGAATACACTATAATGGGGGTAGTTCTAATACATTTACATTTGCAACCAGAACAATAGCTAGTAGAGGCGGAACTCAACCTGGAAATAGTCACCAACAAAAATCAGTTCAATCCAAAGGCGGGTTTGCTTGGGCAGGCGCACAAGGTGGTTATAACGCCGGGTATACCTTCCGTAAAACTAACTTTACTACAAATAATACCTCATCTGGCTATAATAAACCTGTAGGAAACTCAGGTGAAGAAAATATGACAATGGGCCAAGATCATCAATATATGATAGGTATGTACAACGGACTACAAAATAATCTTAGTTGGAGATTTAATTATGCCTCTGAACAAGGTTTCCAAGGCGGAACAAGTATGGAACCAAAAGGCAAAGCAGGAGCAAGCTCAGGCACGTGTGCTTGGAGATCCTAAGAATACTATCAACCACAAATAAATATTTGTAAACGTCTCCTTAATAAATATTAACAACATATAAAGGAGACAATATGTCTGACAGAATAGCACAATTTAAACAAGAAGCATCTGACTACAGCAGCCGAGTGTTGTCTGATACATCAATGATGTCCGAAGAAGACTATAAACTTCTAGAATATTCGTTAAACAAAGAATGGAGCAATCCTAAATTTAAAATGCGTTGGTTTGTGGGAGAAACACAAATTACACCATTTAGTAAAGTACGCCAGTGGATTTTAGAAATAAAATCAAGAGAAGAAGCAATCGAAAACTTGGAATACGAGATTAAAAAATATCAAGTTCAAGTAGATAGACATCTTCACATAGCAGAACACTCTGACAATGAGTTTGATCGTAGAGAAAGTCAAATAGAAGCAGACGAACTTACTCGTACTCAAATTATGACCAAACGGAGACTAGTTAATTGGTATCTCGAAAGGCAACAAATTATAGATCTAGTAAACGAATTCAATGAGTCTCCTGAAGCATTACTTCCAGACGGCAGTGGCAGAACATATATGGATATAATGGACACCGACGAAGAAGATATATATGAAGCAGAATTTTGGACTAATAGACTAGCTAAACAAGCAGCAACTGATCTTTTGTTCTACGGAAGAGTCGGCACAGGAAATATGGATGCTATTTTAAGTATGGCTCCTGAACACCAAACACAAACGTTAACGTTAGCTATGAGTTACGGAACACAACTACAAAAGATAAATGAAAATATTCAACTTCAAGTAGATGAAACATTGTCGCTTGGAGATAAATCTGATAATGCATTTTTAACTACGCCATTAAGTCTCCAAGAAGCTACTCAAAAACTAACAATGGATACAAAAAGTGCAACAGCCGGTCCTGTCGGAGATGATATTCTAAATGTATATAATAAATGAAACATTAGCCAGTGACGATCCAAGAGTACACCCTGAAATTGTTAAAATTGGTGACTACTGGCATTTTACTATAAGCTATATTCCTCCTAATAAAGGAATATTTATAGACTGGTTGCCCCACGAAAAACTATCAGAAGACGTAGCATATTCGTATCCTTTAACAAATGCATATAAGGGCGTAGTTAGTTTAACTAAGCCGTATACAACAAAAAAAGATATAGTAACTGCTTCTGGTGATGTAGAGTGGAAGAAACACATCTATAAATTAAATGCAAAAGATAACGAAGACGTAGTAGCTTTGATAAAATCAGCAATGAGACTTTATGCTAAAGCACATATTAGCAGCCAAAAAACTTTAAAGAAGTTAATTAAAGAAATTAATAATGCTACCACTATGGAAAAATGCGACTTAGTATTGTATAACTATTACAATATGAGTAATGCAACCACCCACGGCCTTGAAAAACAACCAGATTTTGAAGTTAAGTGGCCCTGGGACAAAGAGTAGTTGCTCTTTTCTTAAATTGATGTTATAATAAGTTACACTGTAACTCAGTTTCAATTAAATTATAGGTAACGTATTAGCAATGGAAAAAATATTTAGCATTCCACTAAATCCAAAACTTACTCCTGAACAATATCAAGAGTTTGTAGAGTTTGTAGTAGAATACAAACATCTTATCTACGACATTTATTTTACAAGTCGTATCGCTCCGTTTGCACAAGATGCTATGGGCGATGTGTTTGTTGCACAAGATGATTACAAGTATGCAATTGACGTAGCACTTCAGATTCAAAGTTACACTGGAGTACCGGTTAGTGCAACATTTAATAATATTCAAGTTGCTCCTACTCAACAAAATTTAGATACATTTATCTACAACTTTAAACCAATGTATGATGCAGGTGTGCGTATTGCTACTATTCCTCATACACACTGGATGGCAACTGGTCAAATAAAACGTGCATTTCCTGAACTAATGGTAAAGAACACTATTCTTCGTGATGTGAGCTCTGCTACTGAAATTGTTAATCTTGCAAAATACGGATTTGACTATATTAATATTGATAGAGACTTGATGAGAGATCGTGATACTTTACTAAGATTAAAACAAGCAAAAGAGTGGATAAAAGAAAACTTTGGCAAAGATATAAAATATAGCTTACTAGGTAATGAAGGCTGTCTTGGCAGTTGCCCAATGATGGTTGAGCATTTTGAATATAATAATACTAGAGAAGGTAATGCACCGCAATATTTTAATGATCCTATTAGTCGCGTAAGTTGTCCTAAATGGGACGTACAAGATCCCGCTGTTCATTTAAAAACTGCTGATCTTCCTCCTTGGAAGGAAGACTGGGAAGAATTTATTAATGACTTAGGTATTGATACATTTAAAATGCACGGTCGAGAAGCAGTAAGTCGTTTGTATGAAACAATGGAAACTATTCGTAAGTGGGATAGAAATGAAGAAATTATTGTAGAAGGATTTGAAACATACTTAAATGAAACTAACCTTATAGAAAAGCCTATTAATGTTTGGCGTGACAAAATTAAAAATTGTAAATTTGACTGTTGGGAATGTCAGTACTGTGATAAAATTTATAAAGTAAAGTCTGATATCGACCATAGTGAATTAATCAAACATACTTCTGAAGCTATAGCTAGATCAGGAGTTCCGACAATAAACTTAGATATTCCGGGACTAACTTCGTCAAGAGTACAAACATTATTAAATTCTTTAGCACAAGGTGTAGACACGTATCTAGAAGTAGGTTCGTACTTAGGCGCAACACTATGCGCTGTATTAAAAGATAATCCTATTAATGCTGTTGCTATCGATCACTGGAGCGAAGGAATACAGTCTGCAAATGGTGAAATAACTGAAGCTAACGACATTAACGTATTCTTTAAAAATATCGAAGAACACCGAGGCGATTCAACTGTTACGGTTTTAAATAAAGATCTATTTGAAGTAGATGTAACTCCAATGTTGAATAGTATGAAAATGTTTTTCTATGATGGCCCTCACGACGAAAGCAGCGTAGCAAAAGCTGTTGAGCATTACTGGCCTGCATTAGCAGAAGAAGCGATACTAGTTTTTGACGATGCAAATTGGGACGGAGTCGTAGACGGTGCCCGAACAGGTATTAATAACTGTCGAGGACTTGCTACTTATGAAAAATTAATTTTAAATTCTATAGAAAATAAAAACGAATGGTGGAACGGGTTATACATAGTGGTAATTAGAAAATGATAGGAGACTTTTTTAGTACACCAATATATATGGGAGAGATAGCAGATCGAACTGTAGTCAATAACGAAATAAATTCTATTATGCCTAAGGCTAAATTTGCAAATGAATGGCAACCAGATAACGATACTGCAAACACTACTTTTAATCCTAGTAGTTCTACAGATATAATTAGTGATTTTAATATGAAAGAAATAAATTCTAATATCATAAATCACGCAGCTATCTACCTAAAAGAAATCGGACACCCGTATAAAGAAGGAAGTTTAATGACTATTGGATCTTGGGCAAATACATTTGAAAAAGATCAAGTTATTGGATTACACGAACACGGGTATCAACCAAACATATTTAGTGGATGCTATTATCACAATGTGCCAAAAAATAGCGGCGACATACAATTTAAAAGTACAAATCCTTTTGTGATTAGCTTCCCTCATAAGGCAGAAAAATATCATAACTTAGTTACTGTTGAACCAAAAGACGGTATGATACTATTATTTCCAAGTTGGTTGTTACATAAGGTGTTACCTAATAGGTCTAACGAAATACGTGTATCACTGGCCTTTAACATACAATTTGATTATGAGGAATATTAAAAATGTACTTACAAAAAGTTAAAAAAATTACAATCTTTGGTGGCGGCACAAGCGGCTGGTTAACAGCAGCATATCTAGCAAATAATTTAAAAATACCAACAGAAATTGTTTTAATAGAAGATTCAGAACAAGGACCAATTGGAGTTGGCGAAGGCACACAACCGTTTACTGCAAAGTTTTTAAGTCAATGCGGTATCACTCCTCATATGTGGATGAAAGATAGTAATGCCAGCTTTAAGTATGGTGTGGAATTAATAGGATGGAACGACGAACCTTATTTTGTAGACAATGATAATCCCGACAATGTAGTAATTGCGCACGACCTTTATACTAGTGACTATTTTATAGACAAACCGTACTCAGAATTTGCTAACTGGCATCCTGCATACAGATTAGCTAAAAAAAATGTTTGTCAAAAATTTGATGATTACTTAGATGTTAATCACAGAATGGGTCCTGTAGACTTTGGAGCCGTGCATTTTAGCGCATATGATATAATTAAGACTATAAAAGGATTAATACTAGATAAGATTACATATGTAGATACTAGAATTAGCGATGTATCAGTTTCTGATGACGGTATTGAATCTTTAATATCAGAAGACGGCAGTAAGTATACTTCGGATTTATTTATAGATTGTACAGGATTTGCAAGTATACTATTAGAGAAAAAATTAAATGTAAAATTTAATGATTATAGTCGTTGGTTACTAAATGATAGTGCTGTAGTAATTAGAACTCAATATATTAATCCGCAAGAACAATGTCATCCTTACACTAAAGCTACTGCAATGGATAGTGGATGGATGTTTACTATTCCTACCTTTAAGAGTGTAGGAAACGGTTATGTACATTCTAGTAAGCATATTACACCAGAAGATGCAGAGCAAGAACTAAGAAATAAGATTGGTGAACACGTGGCTCCTGCAAGACATCTAAAAATGAAGTGCGGATACCATAAAGAGATTGCATTAAAAAATGTGTGCGCAGTTGGATTAAGTGCTGGATTTATTGAACCATTAGAAGCAACAGGTATTACATTTACTACTGCTGTTGTTTCTGATATTGCTGGATCATTAAACAACAGCGGCAATATCTGGGGTGAGAAACAGAAAAGTATAATTAATAAAAACTTTGATTTTATGTGTAATGAAATTCTTGCGTTTATTTGGATACATTATTATTATGCAACAAAAGATGATACAGACTATTGGAAAGAAGCAAAAGCAAAACGTATGGATGACTTGCCGCCATTAGCAAAAGAAATTATATCTTTATTTTTGCCTATTCCTCAACGATTCATAAATATTGCACCAAATTCTATGTTCAATATTGTACAGTGGTTTACAGTACTCCACTCTGGCGGAGCATATAAGGATGTACAGTCTCATCTAACTGATAAACAAAAACAATATGCTGAATTCTTTTTAGAGTGTCATAATAAAAGACTTGATTTAGTAGAAGATATGTTTGACAATCACTACGATTATCTAACAGATTGGTATAGTGAATGATATCTTTATATGAAGCATTTTTAGATTCGTCATCGGACATCGGCAATGACGAACAAGTGCAAGAGTTACATAAGCAAATAAATCAAATACGCAATACTCCTTCAACATCGGACACCAATGACGGATGTTGGAGATCTAAGCACAAATACACTAATATAGATTGGTTATTAAAAGAAATTACATCTAAGGTGTTTAGTGCTATTAATTATTATAGTTCAAAAGACGAAGTTTTTTCAAACGCATTTAAGCAAATAAACAATCAAGCTCTTAAAATACATTATTGGACTAATATTAATCAACCAGGAACAAGAAATGTTATGCATTCGCACAAGAGCGCAATTTTTTCTGGAGTATACTACTTGCAAGGTACTAATGCTGGTTCATTAAGAATAATCAATCCTGCAAATATATTAGGTGAATGTAATAACTTATCTCCGTTTACTAGAGACTTTTATTATGATCCTAAAGATAGGGATTTAATACTATGGCCATCTTGGCTACCGCACGAAGTAGATACTAATGAATCTACTAAAGAAAGAATCAATATAGCATACGATGTGATAATATGAAAAAAATAGAGTTTTATTCAACAGTACCAGGAGTTCCAGATTTCTTTCCAATAGTGAAGGCTAAAGAAGCAATACCTGCGTGGGCTAAAGCTGCTCGAAATTCCTATGTAAAGAAAAAGAAACAATCAATGGGAAGAATGAATCATATTTACCAGTGCCCTGGTATTTTTGATTTATTTAACCAAGGGTATATTGTACCTATGTGGCACGATGTTATTATACGAACAAATGGCGATGCAGAGAGTTTTGAATGGACTGTACCTACTTCAGATCTTTCAGACTCAATGGAACCTAATTTATTAGAAAATCAATCTAATGGTGTAGGCTCGGTATTACCAATGAAACCGTGGAGTTTACGTACTTTAGTAAAAGTTAATACTCCGTGGCACGTTGTTGCTCCTAGGGGAGTAAAACTATTAGTACTTCCTATAGCATATCCGGATAGCTTCGAGTTTGAAAGTTCTATTGGAATTTTAAATCCAGGCATTAGCAATGAAATAAATATTCAATTATACTATAATGTTCACAAAGGCGATGTATTGATTAAAGCAGGAACTCCGTTAGCACACATAATTCCATTAAGCGAAAGTAACTTTGACTTAGTATGTCGAGAAATGAATACCATAGATAAGTTTTGGCAAGCAAAGCGAAAGTACTTTAGCAATGCAACGTTTACACTAAAAAGAAATACAATACAAGACCTATACTATAAACACTTTGGAGGTGAGAAATGATTTCAGAATTACAAACTACTGAACTTGTTACTTATGAAGTAAACAAGCGAGAAGTGAAAGAAGGTGATGATATGGCTCAATATAAAAGTCAAAAAGATCGCCAACGATTAAGAAATTGGTTAAATGCGTTGTTACAAGAGCACGATGTAATAATCTTTTATATTGACGAAGACGACGGAATTGAAAAAACTGTTATAGGAACAACAAAAGGTTTTAATAAAGATCTAATAGAAATTCCTGTAATTAAAGAATCTTGGCTAGGAGAAATAGAAGATAGTTATCATCACATTCCATTTGTTAGTGTTCCTGATAGCACTCCTTACTATATTCACTGCGACGATATAACTAAATTTGTGCTTAAAAACGACAAAATACAAGAAATATCAAAGAAAACTAAATTATTTTGATACCTAATACTAATATGATTTAAGATAAATACGTTATAGCACAATAGGAATGAATAATGTCATCATCACCCATAGTAGATAGAATTAGGATTATACCAAGACCCGACGATTTTTTAGATCGTAATGTAGGCTCTAGCGGAGAAGTATTCTTTAATAAAGGTACTAATAGTTTAAGAGTATATAGTGGTAAGGTTGCCGGCGGCTTTGAAATTGCCCGTGCTGACTTAGCTAATGTCGATACTACGGCATTTCTTCAAGCCTCATCTTTAAATAACATTAGTATTGAAGAATTTCAAGATGTAATGTATATGCCTAATTCAATACCTGATGAAGGACAAGTCCTAGTTTGGAGAACAGACCATTGGATGAACGAAGATTCGTTATCAGGTGGCGCAAGTGTAGATGTGGCAGAAACTGCTCCAACAAGTCCTCAATCAGGCAATTTATGGTTAGACACTTCCAACGGAAAACTTTACATTTATATTAATGACGGTGATAGTCAACAATGGATACAGCCGACAACAAGTAGTGGAGGCAGTGGCGGCGCTGTTACCGAAACTGATACACTAGCATCTGTGACTACTAGAGGTTCAACAACTAGTAATGCTATTACAATTAATAATACACTAACTGCTAACGATATACAAACTAGTGGAGCAGGCACTCCTACTATTACAAGTGCAAGTACAATAACATTAACCGCAGCAGATGCAACTATTGTCACAGGTGGTCCATTTAGATTACCTAGCTTTACAACAACACAAAAAAATGCACTTGCAGGAGTTAACGGCGATATGATATATGACAGTACTCTTAACAAAGCGCAAGTATACGAAAATGGAGCTTGGGCAAGTCTAGTATAATGGAAAAAGAATACGCAGTAATTGTTAAAAGAGGCATAAGTTTACAAGAAGTTGATGCAGAACTTACAGCGTCAACCGGCGCTGGACCAATACCTAATCGAACTGTAGATATTGCTAATCCTAGACTAGGGTCAACACGAATGACTCACTGGATGTTAACTGATCTAGAAGCTAATGAACTCCGTAACGATGCTCGTATTTTAGCAGTAGAAATACCGCCTGATCAACGAGACGATATTAAAATTGGTACCAGAGCAAGTCAAGAAGGTGCATTTGAAAGAACAACTGTTGGACAAAATACTGTAAACTGGGGCCTTAGACGCTGTATAGATGTCAATAATAATTTTAATTCAATTACTGGTTCAGTATCTGGAAATTATAATTATGCACTAGACGGCTCGGGCGTTGACATTGTAATACAAGACAGCGGATTACAAGTAGACCATCCAGAGTTTATAGATGCAAACGGCGTAAGTCGAGTACAACAAATTGACTGGTATACAGAAAGTGGATTATCCGGAACACAAAGTGCAAACTTTTATAGAGACAGAGACGGACACGGAACACATTGTGCAGGAATTGCAGCAGGTGAAACATACGGGTGGGCAAAGGGTGCAAATGTTTATGCTCAAAAACTTGCAGGGCTAGAAACGTTACAAGGTCCCGACGGTACAGGCATTCCGGCAGCAGATGCATTTGATTCAATAAGATTATGGCATAATGCTAAGTCCAACGGACGTCCTACTATAGTAAATATGAGCTGGGGATATTTAGGTGAACAAGCTGGCAACCCGGCTAGCGGAACATATCGAGGAACTCCTTGGACCTTTGATCTAGCTGATAACATTCTTGATTTATACGGTCTTCCCGGAGCAATATATAGCGGAAGTGCAAGATATCCAGTACAGGTTTCTGCTGTTGATGCAGAAATTGAAGATATGATCGATGCTGGAATACACATATGTTTAGCTGCCGGAAATGACTTTTATAAAGCAGACGTTGTTGCTGGAGATGATTATAATAACACAGTGGTGCATAACGCAACTACTTACTCATATCATCGCCCTGGTTCTCCATATAGTAATAGGGCATTTTTTGTTGGAAGCATCGATAACATATCTAATAGCGGAATAGATAGACCAGCTAACTACAGTAAAAAAGGACCAGCTGTTAATGTATGGGCTCCTGGAAATAAAATATTAAGCACTGCTTCAAACTTAAACGATACATCTTATAATTCAGTTACATTTACATATCCGACAGATTCAAACTATAGTGTAATGAATATTGGCGGCACGTCAATGTCATCACCACAGGTAGCAGGACTACTTGCTCTTTATTTACAAAGTCAGCCTACTATTTCGCCTGATGATTTGCTTAATAAAGTCATTGGTGATTCGTCAGCAGTAATTTCTGATACAGGATTAGACAATGATTATACTGCTGATACTGCTAGTCTAATGGGAAGTAGTAATAGATTATTATATAGTAGATACGGTGTTGCAAACACATCATCTGTTACTGGTTCATTATTGCTTAGTAACTTTAATTTATCAATAGCTACTACATAAATATATAAAACATAGAGGTTAAACTAATGGCGTTAAATTTTCCAGCAAATCCAGAAGCAAACGATACATATACATCCAACGGAACTACTTGGGAGTTTGATGGTGTTGTTTGGAATGTACAACCATCAGAAAGAAATATCTTTACTACATTTGATGCAGACACTGGTTCGGTTACGCCAGACACTGCTAACGATACATTAATTGTAGCCGGCGGCACTGGTGTTAGCACTAGCCTTACTGGCAAAACATTAACAATTACTAGTACAGTAGAAGGTGGCACAACACAAAATTTGTTTGAAACAGTAGCATCTGATGACGGGTCATCTACTGCATCTACTGCAACAGCTACACTAAGTGTACTTGGCGGGACAAACATAGATACAGAAATTACAACTGATACTAATAACTTAACAATTAATATGGCTGCATTTGGTATTGACTTTTTAAGTGATGTTGACACTGCTAGTGTTACTCCTGCAACAGGTAACGTGCTTAAATGGAATGGCTCAAATTGGGCACCAGGCACAGATGCTACTACAGGAGGCGCAGGAACTGATGCAGACACCCTTGACGGCTTTGATGGCTCGTACTACTTAGATTGGGCCAATGTCGCTAATAAGCCTAGTGTAGTTACACTAACTGATTTAAGTGTAGGCAACGAATTAACAGCAGCAAGTGACGGAGCAATAAGTTATGATAATACAACAGGTGTGTTCCGTTATACTCCACCAGACCTAAGCGGTTACCTTACTAGCTTCACAGAAACAAACGATTTATCAACAGCAGTTACTTGGGCAAATGTACCAAATGCTAATATTACAGAATCAAGTGTTACACAACACCAAGCGGCATTAAGTGTTACTGAATCACAAATTAGTGATTTGGGAACATACTTAACTAGTATAAATGCTATTAGTATTGATGCATTAAGTGATGTAGACACTACTACTAGCGCACCTAGTGACGGCCAAATCTTAGCCTGGGACAATGATGCTAGTAAATGGGCACCTTCAGCAGCAGGTTCAGGCGGCGATGTAAACCAAAATGCCTTTACTACTATTTCAGTATTAGGCAGTAGTGACATTATAGCCGACTCGACTACAGACACACTTAACTTTGTAAATGGTAACGGTATTGTCCTTAGCACAACTCCGGGGACGGATACAATTACTATTGCAAGTAACGTTGTTGCTGGAGCATCACAATTTAGTCAGTTAACAGATGCTCAGTCTGCCGGAATATCAATAGACGAAGTTGCCGAAAACGCAATGGTTACACTTCGTGTTGGTGCGAACGGATTTACATCCTACACATTTAATAGTCATTATACAGGATCAAATCCAACTATCTATGCAATATCAGGAACTACTATTGCATTTGATTTAAATGCAGCACCGGGTCATCCTACTGAAATACAAGATGCAACTGGCACAGCATTAACATCAGGAGTATTTCACGTAACTCCTCAAGGTGCGCTAACTCAACAAACTGTTGATGCACTTCACGATCCGGATAGAGGAACATTGTATTGGAGAATTCCAGAAAATACTAGTGGAAACTTTAGATATCAGTGTACGGCTCACGCACCTATGGTAGGCGTAATTAACATAAAAAGACTTAGTACTCTTTAGAGTCTTTTATAAGCTGAGTTAACTGTCTTCGCAACTCAACGGTCTTTTCAATACTATCTTTTGCTGTTCTAGGATCTATTGATTTACTATTAGCTGGATTGTGTGCTTCGGTTATAAGTCTACATTCCATTTCAAGATCCGTTAATAATTTTCCTGCACGTTCTTTTACACTAGTAGTATTAATTCGATTTATTTCTTGACGGAAGTATCTAACTTCTTTTATGAATATTTGAGTGTCTTCTATTTTTAACATTATCCCAACCTATAATAATCTTCTAAGTTATTGTTGTTACTAGTTTCGGCTATAGCACTATTAGGTGATAAACTTTTTAATTTTACAGGCAACAACTGCGGCACAACAAATACTGCGCCTTCTGGAAGTTCTTGAGAATATGCTTTACCGTCTTTTGGATCAACCCATTGTACTTCAAATTTACCTGCATTAACAAACCAACTTTTATGTTTGTCTTTATGAAAATGTAAAGAGATTTGTTGATCTTCTTTTTCAAATACTAATATTTTACTACAATAATATTCATTATCGGCCCACACAACATCGTATCCGTAATCTGTTTTTATAACGTTATCTTTTTCCATTTATTCCTCTAATAGATCTATAACTTGAAACACTGTTTCTAATTTAGCAAGATTGGTTTTATTTTGTAAGGTATTGCGTAAACCTTGATGTAATGTCTTGGGCCAATGGCCAAAACTTATCCAAACATATCCGTTATGTTCTTCGTTTAGCAAGGGTAAAAATTCTTCTTTTACTAACACAAGATACGTGTGAAAGTTAAAACGTTCGTCGTTAGATACAAATGTTTCTAATGGGATTGTTTTTACAAATTTAGGAAGGTCGCCGACTTCTTCTTGTATTTCACGAGTTAACGCTTCAAATGGTGTTTCGTTATTTTCGCTGCCGCCGCCTACTAGACCCCAGGTGCCTGCAGTTTTACCGTTAGCACGATGTAGGAATAAAAATCTTTTTGTATTAAGTGCATAGAAAAGAGCACCACTACCGACTATCTTGTTCATACAAGTAGTTATCCGTCTAGATTAATTGTCCAGTCACCTTTGGCATATTCACCATCTACACTTAGTAGCCATTGATCCCCGTCCCAGTAGTATTGCACTCCGGTGTTAAGATTTGTAGTGTATAGAGTAGTAATTACTACGTCATTGTATATTAGTTTGTCAGCACTTGCATCGAATACAATATACCAGTTAGTACCATCATATTCAATAATGTCGTTTGCTCCTGCTACAAAGTCTGAATTATCTGTGTTTTTCCAAGCATCAGCTCCGTCGGTATTTGATGTACTTCCGATACTGCCTAATAATAACAATCGTTGACCTGGTGTTTTAGCAGTAGTTGGATCATACCGTAGCGGATCAATAATAAAGTCTATGCTAGAATACTGATTTGCATTACGTGCAGGACCTTGTATAGTATCGTTACTAGGTAATGTGTCTCTGTCCCAGTCAATTACTAACTTAGTTTCGTCTATGCTATTAATAGTAATGCGTCCTGCAACTAGGCCAGTTATATCCGGCCTTCTAAGATACATAATACTAAGGCCTGCTCGATAGTTACCTGGTAATAGTTCGAAGTAAGTAGACCAAGTAGTAGTGCTAGGCAATCCGTTATCTAATAATTGTATTTCGCCATTGAGTATAAGCACACGTTCTTGTATTGGATTATTAACAACTGGTGTTACTGTTCTTGTTTTTTGCGTTCTTGGAGTTAAAACACCGTCACCGTCATTTGGAAATTTCCCAGTATCAACAACTTCATTTTGTTCGTCACCATCTATATATGGAGCAGTTGCGCCAGCAAGAGTAAATAAATTAGTACCTTGGAGCATTTGCTCAAAGTCGTAATACCCGTCTCCGTCAAAAATACTAGTAACAATATTAGTAACAACTCCAAGGCGCTTAACTTTAGCAGGAGGACTAATATATATTGGCGTACTAAATGTCATTTGTGCAACATCAATGTCGCTATCAATTCCTACTGGTATTGAACGAGAGCTAAAATTAACACTGTCCATCATTACAGTAGTTAAACTAGTCCAGTCTAAATAGTTGTCAGTTGTTTGAATATCTAAACTAGGATTAAATAGCATTAATATTTGCTCCATAATCTGTAGTTTCATATCTGCATTAGTTGACCATATATCTACATTTACAGTTAGTTTATAAGGCGTAGGCATTAACCGTTCAACAGTATATTGCTTTCCTGGCTGGTCGGTATATCCACCGGCGCCGTCTGGTGCACGTTCTCTTACGTGACGCTTGTTTACATAACTAGAATCACTAGTTCTGTCACGGTCCATTTCTAGCCCTGTGATATACAATGCCATACGCGGCGCACTAGGTATTTTGTTTTCGGAGTTATCTCGTAATATCGAACTTACCTGCCTAGTCAAGTCACCATACAATACTGGTACTTGCGTTTTTGTACCATCGCCTGTTGCGTAACTAAAGTTACTAAACAGTCGTAATAATTGTACAAGGTATTTTCTTATTTGTCCGTCATAAAAATGTTCAGCCATTAGTTATCCGCCTGTGGTTTTAGTGCTTGTGATAGTGCTTGACGCTGCTGTGTTCTTTCATTATGCAGAGTTAAGCTAAACAGTCCTTCGTCCTTAATAGCACTTGCTGCCAGCGTAATACGCACTCTAGCAGTACCATTATCGTCGTAACTAGTTAGCATACCTGAATTATCAGCAACAGTGTAGCTTATACGTCTAGCACCATCTCTTGTGTCATTGGTAATTTCTAGTTGTATATATTTTGCTGTTGTATATGCAATTTCTGTATTAATAACAGTTTGTCCTACTGTTAAGCGTACAAAGTCTTGTGCAATTGGTGTGTTATATAGATATGTATTAACATCATTAATAAACGAACCACGTAGTGTTTGTGTAGTGCCATTATTCATTGGAGCTCTCTTAACATCGTGTGCCTTTAACCAACGGTTGCCGCTATAGCGGAACATACGTTGTGGCAAAAAGTCTGTTCTTAAAAAGTAATCACCTTCTACGCTATTTAATGGAAAACTAATGCCACTTGAAAAGTTACTGCCACTTGGAGCAAATTCGTCGCCAATTAGTAAACCTTTATAACCGTGTGCTGTCGGAGATGCTGTGTCAGTAATAGTGCTACCATCAGATGCAACTTCTTGCACCTTTGCTCTGCCTGTGGTCTCATCTAATGCAAGCGTGTAATAATTTTCGTCAACATCGTAACCGCTTTTAGGAGTGTTTAATGCTGCTTCTGCAACAACTGCATTATTAGCATTTATTTCTGCTTCAAATGTACTTAACACATCGCGCAGTGTGCCGTCCTCAGGATAATCTTCACTTGCAGGCAAATCAAGTATATCTTTATACTCTTGACTGTCAACAATCTGTTTAAGTTTAAGTCTATATAAGTGAGGATACCAAGTTGGCGAAAATCCTTCCGCTGCTCTGTTAATATCTTCAATAACATAAAAACGTTTTAGTGCTACACTAAAATCATTTTCTGCATATTCGTCTTTTAAATGTGGAATTTCTATAACATCGCCAGGCATAAGTTTACGCCCTATTGATTCTACAGATGTTGTAATATGCACCGTCATAAACAATGTGTCATTACTTAAAAACAATCCAAATTGACTTAAATCAAAATCAATGTCTTGTACATTGTAAATGCCTCTTAGAGTATAGATATCTTTATCATACTTTCTATCTCTATTTTCTAAGAACAACATATCTTGAATCTGTGTATGATCCTTTGCAGTTGTTCCGTCATTTGTACCAATGTATTTGTGGACAAACAGGTCTGTTCCACCTATGGTAAACATTTCATTAATTTGGCGGTCTAAGAATTTAAAGTCTTTTCCGCGTTCTGGTTTATATAAACTTAATCTTGGCATATACATATTTATCGTTAAGATAGGACTTACGATAAATACTATGACGGAGAAACTTAAATGGCAGTTGAACAAACACAAAAACAAGCAATATTTGATTATGTAAACGCTTTCTTAGGCGGAGGTATGGTCGATGTTGAACTTGACCCAATACATTACGATACTGCTTTATCTAAAGCACTTAGTAAATTTAGACAACGAAGTGATAATTCAGTTGAAGAAAGTTATCTGTTTTTAAAAACAATTCCAGATCAAAATGAGTACACACTACCAAATGAAGTAGTAGAGGTTCGCAAGGCATTTCGTAGAAGTGTAGGATCACGTCCGAGTACCTCAGCATCAGGCGGCCCACTTTATTCAACTACAATGATTTCAACAGACTCTCAGCAAGTATTTAAAGTAAATTATAATTTAACAGCAGTAGCATCTATTGTAATAACAGTTAATGGTACAGTTACTACAAATTATTCTACTGATACTGATGCAAGAACTATTACGTTTAATACAGGGTTAACTACCGGAGATGTTGTAAATATAAAACTTTATGACAGTGGCGAAAATGGCGGAGGAAGTTTATTTGATCCGTTTAGTTTAGCATATACAAATGCATACTTACTTTCAAGTAGCAATATGGGAGGACTAGCAACGTATGATATGTTTAGTCAGTACCAAGAACTAGTAGGTAGAATGTTTGGATCATTTATTGAATTTAGCTGGAACACTGCAAATAAAAAATTAACAATATTACAACGACCAAGATCAGATGAAACAATTATGCTGATGGCGTATAATTATCGCCCTGATAGTGAATTACTAACCGACTATCTAGCAAGTCAATGGATTAAAGATTACACACTTGCAGCTTGCAAATATATGCTAGGCGAAGCACGTTCAAAGTTTGCTACTATTGCAGGACCACAAGGTGGGTCAGCACTTAATGGCGATGCCCTTAAACAGGAAGCAGCAGCTGAAATGGAAAAACTTGAATTAGAACTTACAATGCAAGTTGCCGGCGGTGTAGGCTACAGCTTTACAATCGGCTAAAACTACCAAAGTTGGCGCTAACATCTTGTTATATTGTAAATACAGTATGTAACAAGGAGAAGCAATAATGTGTTCACCATTTGTACGTAGAGAAGCTAACCGATTTAATTGGATAATTAAAGGCAAGCTAATCGATCCATCCTGGTCCGACGACTCCGTCGAAAAAACTTATAATTCATATTTTAAACGATTGTGGGGCAACAACGAAAGTTATCTCCACGAAGAAGGCTTTAATCGAGCGTATGCGGAACGCGAAGCACAGATGTACTTAGACGATATAAACACTGTTGCTGTTTTGGGCGGACATTACGATTAAAGGTTGACAACCATTACAAACTAAGCTATAATACACTTATATTCTAAAAGGAGTAATGTGTGTTACCAAAGTTACTAGTTGTAGGTCACGGCCGACACGGCAAAGATACTGTATGCGAGATATTAGAATCTTATGGCTATAAATTTGAATCAAGTTCAAAATTTTGTTCAGAATTGTTTATTTTTGATGAACTAAAGGACAAGTACGATTATGCTGACGAAGAAGAGTGTTATGCAGACAGACATAACCATCGTACAGAATGGTACAATATGATTCACAATTACTGCAAAGATGACCTAGCAAGATTAGGACGTAACTTATATAAGGATCATAATATCTATTGTGGCTTGCGTAACAGGCGTGAATTTTTTGCAATGCAAAACGAAGAAATTTTTGATTATGCTATTTGGGTTGACCGCACAGATCATCTACCTAAAGAAGATGCAAGCTCGATGAGTATTGAACAATGGATGTGTAATTACACAATTGACAACAATGGTGATCTAAGTAGACTTAAAAAGAATGTAGACATTCTAATAAAGACAATATTTAAAAATCAGGGATTAGATCTCCCTGCTTCCAGCGACTACCTTCTTTCTGAAGTGTTCGTTGACAGTTAGCACAAATAGTTTTTAAGTTATTAGAACGGCAATTTGTTAAATCACCGTCAGTATGGAATACATTAAACTGTTCCGGATGCTTTGACTTAAATCCACATTTCTCACATACTTCTTTCTTTTCGTAACCAGCACGTTTCCATTTAGGTATACCGTGTCCTAATCCACTACGTAAACATCGTTCACATAGACTGCGATAGTAGGTTTTATTGCCTTTTTTGTAATTTATGGCCGCAGGACGATGGCCGCATTTGCATAATGGTCTCATATTGTATTTACCTCACCTTTATGGTACCTTTTTACTGGTGTTTTTGGCATTGAAAAATAGATTAGATGCTAAATAATAGTAACGAATGCTCACACTTTAAATTAGGAGAAATAATATGGCACTAACATCACCCGGAGTACAGGTTAGCGTAGTAGACGAGAGTTTTTACACACCCGCTGAACCAGGTACGGTCCCAATGATTTTCGTCGCTTGCGCAACAAATAAAACTAACGGCGCCGGCACTGGTATAGCTCCAGGTACGTTAAAAGCTAACGCAGGTACACCTTACTTACTTACATCACAACGTGATTTAACAGAAACCTTTGGTGACCCAATTTTTTATACTGATGCTAATAATAATGCAATACACGGCGGTGAACTAAACGAATATGGTTTACAAGCAGCGTACTCATTACTTGGTGTTTCAAACAGAGCTTGGGTTGTACGTGCAGACGTAGACCTAGGTGCATTAAAAGCTACTGCAACTGCACCAGCAGGCGATCCTACAAATGGCGCATACTGGGTAGACACTGCTTCAACTGCATTTGGTATTTTTGAATGGAACGGCGAAGCAATTACTTCAACAGGCGGACAAAGTTTTGGTGTAAAAACACCAATAGTAGTTACACTTGCAGCACAACTTACTGCTGGTGTACCTAAAGGTTCAGTAGGCGCAATTGGCGACTATGCTGTTGTTGCAGGACAAGATACTACGTATACTGTGTTCTACAAAAACTATGTAGGTAACTGGGTTAAAGTAGGCACAACTGCTTGGACTGGCACAGTACCAACTGTAACAGGCAGCGCAATAACATCAATTACTAATGGACTTACATTTACAATTGACAGCGAAACAGTTACAACAGGCGGAACAGACTTAGACGCAGTTGTTACAGCAATTAATAATGTATCAAACTTAACAAACGCAGGTATTACATCTGCAAATGTTAACGGACAACTTGCTATTTTTAATACTGGAGCAAATGCAACTACTATCACAATTGCAGAAGGAACTGGATTACTAGCACAAGTAGCAATCACAGCAGGAACTTATGCAATACCAGAACTAGCAATTGATCCACACACATCAGTTCCACAATGGAAAGCAGGAGCAACTACACCTCGTCCAACAAGCAGTGTTTGGTTAAAAACAACAGAAGCAAACAGTGGCGCACGTTGGAGAGTTAAAGTTTGGAATTCTGCTACAGAATTATGGGATTTAGTAACTGCACCTATACACGCTGATAATGCAAGTGCATTAGTAGCACTTGATAAAGCAGGCGGCGGTGTTAATCTTGCACTAGGCGATCTTTATGTACAGTCTAACTGGACAGAAGCAGCTGATAAACTAGCAGAATTTAAAATCTTCCGTAGATCAGCATCAGGCGCTTCAACAGTAACATCAAGTATAGTTGCAGCACAGATTAGTGCTGGTTCAACTAGCTTTACACTTGCAGAAACAATTGCAGGCACTACAACAAAAGTATCAGCTGTTGTTACATTTACAGCAACTGGCGCAGCAAGCGATGCTGAATTAATTGCTGATGGAATTAATAGTGCCGGACTTACAAATGTTGTTGCTTCAGTTGATGCAAATAATAAAGTTATAATTTCACACACTAAAGGCGGCGATGTTGACATTACTGATACATCTAGCGCACTAGAAGATATTGGTATTACAGAAGCTAAAATTAGTAACTGGAAAGTACTTTCTACATTTACTGCTTCAGCAAATGCTCCAACATCAACAACAGCAGACGGTACATTATGGTACAGTTCAGTAGTTGATGAAGTTGATATGATGTATCACAATGGTACAACGTGGGTTGGTTATAATACTGCAGGCGCATTTCCAAATGCAAAAATTACTACAGCAGCAACTGAACCAACTACTAGCTTAGTAGCAAACGATCTTTGGATTAGTACAGCAGACTTAGAAAACTATCCAACAATTTATCGTTACAGTGCTGATCTTACAAAATGGGTATTGATTGACAAGTCAGACCAAACTACTGAAGATGGTGTTTTATTTGCTGATGCACGTTACAGTACAGACGGCAGTGCTACTGAATCAACTATTGCTGAAATGCTATTAAACAGCTTTTTAGACACAGATGCTCCAGATCCAGCACTATATCCACAAGGTATGTTACTATGGAACTTACGTAGAAGCGGATTCAACGTTAAGAAATATGTACGTAACTATGTTGATATTACAGCTGACAATATTAGAATGGGCGATGTAAGTATGGCAGCATACAGTCCAGATCGTTGGGTTACTGAATCAGGAAACCAAGAAGACGGTGCAGGATCATTTGGACGCCACGCACAACGTAAAGTTATTGTGCAAGGACTACAATCCGAAATGAACAGTAACCAAGACATTAGAGATGACGAAACAAAAATCTTTAACGTTATGGCAACACCTGGTTATTCAGAGCTAATTGGCGAAATGATTAGTTTAAACCTTGATAGAGGCCTAAGTGCATTTATTGTAGGTGATACACCAGCAAGATTAACATCAGACGCAACATCACTTAATGAGTGGGGTCAAAATACTAAACTTGCAGTTGAAGATAACGATGACGGACTTGTATCAAGAGACGAGTACTTGGGTATGTTTTACCCTTGGGGCTTCACAAGTGATAACGCAGGCAACAATGTAGTTGTTCCGCCAAGTCATATGATGCTACGCACAATTGCACTTAGTGATCAAGTTAGCTATCCTTGGTTTGCACCAGCAGGCACAAGACGAGGTGGCGTAACTAATGCTTCGGCAACAGGTTATGTTAATGGAAGCGGCGAATTTGTTTCAATTGCATTAAACGAAGGACAGCGTGATACACTTTATAGTGTAAGTGTTAATCCAATTACGTTTATTAACGGTGCAGGACTTGTTAACTACGGTCAAAAGACTCGTGCAAGAAATGCAAGTTCATTAGATAGAATTAACGTAGCACGTTTGGTTATCTACTTACGTAGTCAACTTAACAAACTTGCTAAGCCTTATATCTTTGAGCCAAACGATAAGATTACAAGAGATCAAATCAAACAAGCAGCAGAAAGTTTATGTTTGGAACTAGTAGGTGCTAGAGCACTATATGACTTCTTAGTTGTATGTGACACTAGTAATAACACACCAGCTAGAATTGACAGAAACGAGCTGTACTTAGACATAGCAATAGAACCAGTAAAAGCAGTAGAGTTTGTTTACATTCCGCTACGCTTGAAAAATACTGGTGAGATAGCAGGCTTGTAAGAATGATAAATATATATAACAAATTAGGAGCAAAGTAAATGGCTATTTCATCATTATCAAAAATCACAGTTCCATTAGCTTCGGATGCAAGTAACTCTACCCAAGGGTTACTTATGCCAAAACTCCAGTACCGCTTTCGAGTGTCACTGGAAAACTTTGGTGTAAGTGCAGGCGAAGTTACTGAACTAACAAAACAGGTTCAGGATGTTACTAGACCAAACGTTAGCTTCGAGACAATGACTGTTGACGTATATAACTCAAGAGTTTATCTTGCAGGGAAACATACCTGGGAAGCTATTACACTTACATTAAGAGATGACGCAACTGGCGCAGTACAAAAGCTAGTTGGCGAGCAGCTACAAAGACAGTTTGACTTTATGGAACAGTCTAGTGCAGCAAGTGGCATCGATTATAAGTTTGTAACTAGAATTGAAATTCTAGACGGTGGTAACGGTAACTACGCACCAGAAGCATTAGACACTTTTGAACTATATGGTTGCTACTTAGAAAGTGCAAACTATAACTCATTAGCTTACAGTGCTAATGAACCAGTTACAGTTTCACTTACTATCAAGTACGACAACGCTATCCAGACACAAGGTGCTGGCGGTGGCGGTGTTGGTACAGCAATTGGTAGAAGTGTAGCAGCAATTGCTTCAACAACTGGCTAAGTTACACACTAGTAAAATCTACAAGAATTAGGGGCTTAATTGCCCCTTTTTCATTTTATACGCAGTTAATAACATTGGATAAATATTAGTATGGCAAACATATTCAGTGGATTCTTAGATAATTTAGTAAACGGTGCTCTTAGTCCCAAAGGGGATATGGCCGACTACACTCACGCAGCTAGGTTGTATACAGACGATAACTTTCGTCTAGCACCTAAGCAAAAGTTTCTATATCACGTAACACTTAATCTAAACGAAAACGTAATAAACAAAATATTGCCTGGATGGGTACAACGTCATAGTAACGAAGTTAATATGCTTGTTAAAAGTGTCGATATGCCAAAGTTTAATATCCAAACTGAAACTAAAAACAAATACAATCGTAAAAAGAATTTACAAACACGCATTGACTATTCGCCTGTAAATATTACATTCCACGACGACAATGCGAGTATTGTTACTCAATTATGGACTGCATATTATAACTATTATTATGCAGATGGTACATTTGGTAGCAGAGATGGCGCAGGAGCTCCTAACCAAGAGGCAAGACCATATAATAGATTTAATACGTACAAAGGTAGTGAACAGAACGGAGATAGATTTGGTTTAGATAATAATTCATACGAACCATTTTTTACAAGTATACAGATAAGTCAAATGGCAAGACATCAGTACTTAACAATGACATTGGTTAATCCGATGATTGAAAGCTGGCAACACGATACATTAGATAATAGTGCAAGTGCCGAACCTGTACAAAGTTCAATGTCGGTAATGTACGAAAGTGTGTTTTATGCAGATGGACCAATCGACGAAGGAAATTCTCCAAAAGGATTTGGCACTGTACATTATGATAATACACCAAGCCCAATTTCAGCAGGTAGTTCAAGCAGCCTTTTTGGAAGTGCTGGTATACTAGCAGGTGGTTCAAGTGTGCTAGGAGACATCGCAGGTGGTAAAGCTGATCTAGGAACCTTACTTACAGCAGCACGTACAGTTAAAAATGCTAAGAAACTTACTAAAGAAGGTGTGCGTAACGAAGCATATCAAGTTGCTGGGCAAACTATTAGAACTGCAACCGGAACTAATGTAAGCGGACTTGCAAATACAAGTTTTCCTAAAAGCGGTGGCCGCGGCACCCAAACAACTGAAGCATTGGCAATCACCACACAAAAAGAAAACAAACTATATCCGCCTATTCAGGTAACACAAACACTTGCAGAAAATCCTGCACTTAAAGAAACATTAGCAAAGAAAGCACTTGCTATCGGAGCAATTAATACAAACACTGAACAAGTTGCAGATTTAACTACTTGGGACACACTTAATGCTACAGAAAAAAGTTCGTTACTTGATCAATTAGATGCAGAAATAAGTGACGGAAACCAAAAGTTAGTTCAACTTGCTAATCAGGCAGTAAATAACTATAACGAAAACGGTTTAGGAAATACACGTACTATACCGTCACAAAAGAATCCATTAGGAAATATATAAATGTCATCTAATTTACCAACTGCTAAAATACCCGATAGTGGAAACGAAGTTAAAGAGTTTTTTAATCAATATCTTACTGAGAAACTTTCTTTTCCTGCTGCTGAAGTAGATGCAGTAATTGGGTTTTTTGAAAATAGAGGTTTTGAAAAATCAAGTGCAA